GCCGCTGTTGTTTTTGCTGACTGGACAATACTTATATTTGTTACGCCGCTTCCGCCAATCTGCCCTGTCGCTACCCATGTATTACCTGTTATATTTGATAGAACCAATGTTCCCGAAAACGCAAACGATGTCCCCATATTGAACCCTATAGACGTAGTAACAGAGGACGCACCGCCACCGTTCAAAGTATAGCCATAAGTGGTGTAGCCTGAATTTTCAAATGTAGACGGGCCGGTGCCAAGATACACCCCAAGCGCATCCGACGGAGAGAATGCAACATTAGTTAACAAAACTGTTATGCGCTTGGCCCAAGAAGGAATCGACGTGAAATCTACGTTTGCGCCGCTCGCAGACTGACTGGTAGCCGCTGTGATCGGGCGATAAACGCCGCCGATCAGGCTGTCCTTCAAAAGCACGCCGTCGATTGTGACGCCCGCCGCCGATGTCAGTTCAGAAATTGTATCCGTCTTTACTGACACAGATGCGGCGATGTCGCCAACAACGTCAAGTTCAACGCCTGCATCGGGCGTTTTGCCAATACCGACAAGCCCGGTATCTGTGATACGAAGCCGCTCAGTGCTATTTGTTGTGAACGTCAGCGCCCGAGCGCCATCAGCGGCCAGATCGGTCAACGACGCGCCGGGCGTGACCTTGGCGTAAAGAACGCCGCCAGCCGATGTCATGGCGATATTGCCGCCGGACACATCCAGAAGTTCAGACGGCGACACGGTGCCGATACCAATCCGGCCGGCGTTATCAATGACGGTCGAGGTGGCGTCCGGGTCCGAGCTGTCCTGCACGCGGAGCGCGTAACCTGTGCCGGTCTGCGTGATCTTCAGCGCCGGGCTTGACGAGTTGGTATCAATCGTCACGTTGCCGGACAGCGCCGGAGACACGCCGGAAGTCGGCGCGGAGATGTTGTCGACCGTCCAGATCTCAACATCGTTGGCGTCGGCCAACTTGAACTTATAGGTCGCGCCGCCAAGCCAGATGTTGGCCTCACCTCGGCTGTCCAGAATGACCGGGTTAGTGTTTGCCGTGCCGCCCGAACTATCCGTGTAGGTCGTCTGCGGCGTGGTCGTCCCGGCCGTGTAGGTGTAGAGCTTGCCGCCGACCAACGGCGTGCCGTCGGCTTTCAGAAACTGCATCTTGGCGGTAGGAGTAAGAGCTGCCATTTATCCACCTACACAACTGGTTACGGTCAGTATGACCGAGGGAATAGCCGGAACGGGAGCCGACGCCGCCACATAAGGAATCTGAACGCCTGTGCTGTTGGCCGAATACACCAGCTCGAAATAGTCACCCGCTTGAAGGTTTAGCACAAAATTCCACGCGGCGACAGCGGCGTAGCCCGATCCGCCGTTCAGCGATACCTGAGTCGCTGAGTCGTCCACATTGACGCCATTCACGCGGGGCCAGATAAACACATCGTGCTTGCCGCCGCCCGTCTGCGCGATCTGCGCCGAGAACTGAAAGTTATATGTCGCAGTATTGTCTACATATATGCGGGACGTTGGCGCGCCGACGTAAACGCCATAGACAAGATCCGAGCCATCGGCGCGGGTAAACGTGTTGTTGAACGTAAACGTATAGGCCGTATTGATGACCGCGACGGTGAAAGTCGTCGTGCTGTAGAACGATCCATAGCGCCGGCCAGCCTCGACGGCGATATACAGATTGTAGAACCATCGATACCAGGGCCGCGAGACGAAGTTCGACAGCGTATCCCAGAGCTGGACACGCGCCGCCGGTATGAGGGTGTTATTGGCTACGTCAGGCATTGGTCGGATCCAGAATCAGTTCAGCGCCCATGATGGCGATCTTGACCGGATCGGTCCCGGACACCTCATAAACACGGTCGCGGATCTTCATCGTCATGCCAAGCCGCCGCCAGATGGTGCGATAACCATACTGACCAATCTGGCCCATCGACTTCCAGTGTTCGTTTGACCATGTATGCCCGCCGTCGTCCGACCATCGGAGCATGACCTGCGGATCAGACCCCTGCCCGGTCGCAAGCCCGACGCCCGACTCGCAATCAAGCTGGAGGCTGTGTTGTGTCGTGCGCTTGAGATTATTCTGACCTGTAGGCAGCGCCCGCCACGACCGCAACCATTTCTGGATCGTGTCGGCCTCCGAATAGACCGACATATCATAGGCGTAGAGGACGCCCGCAACGTAATCGCCAATGACGATTTCGTCGGCAAAATTCATCTGGTTTTGCCCGCGATGGCGGGTAAAGGCGTTGTTTTCCCATCCCGCCCGCTCATGCCACGCGCCGGTCGAGACATCGTAGACCCATGTCGTGTTGGCGGTCGGGAAGTTCAGCACATAAAAAGCGTGGCCGTCTTGCTGGTAGGTATAGGCCACCGCGTCGGCCAGCGTCGTGTATTGCTGGATCTGCCACTCGACGGCGTGGGTCGAGATGCGCTCGCCTGAGTAGCCTTTGGAACGATAGACGATACCGTTACCGCGCGCGTCCTTGCCGAGCCAGAACAGGCCGTTGTCCAGTTTGGCGACGGAGTAGGGGGCCTGACAGCCGATTTCGTTGAAAGCACCCTGAATACGCGCGAGCGGGAAGTCAGGAAGCCCGGCGTTATACCAGACCTCGACCGAGTTGGTGCCGAATAGCCAAACCTCGCGGTGATCGACGATCAGCGTGACCAGATTGTCGGGCGAGCCTTCTGCGCTGGCGAAATCCAGCGGGTCAATCGACGTGCCGTAGAGCGACGTAACCCAGAACTTTTGACTGTTTGGCTGATTAAAGACGAAGTAGCCGTCAATGAAGCCAACGCCGACCGCGCCGTAGAAATCCGGGTCTGTGATCTGGGCAAAAGCGTCGGTGCCGGCGTCGTAGATATAGCCGTTCGCGCCCGCCGCGATAAACAGTTGCGTGCCGTTGTCGACCATATTAACTGGGGATGTGCCAGCCACGGTGCCTTTATCTGTATAGGCCCAGTTGGAGTCGATCTTGTAGAGCTTGGTTCCCGACACCGCGTAGGCGTAATCCCCGAACGTCCAGAGTCCGCGCACCGGCCCGGTCGGTAGCTGCACGAGCTGACGAAGCCCCGGCGCGCGTTGGAGGAAGGCCGGTTGCTTGCCGCCGTCCGCTACGATCTCCGGGAAAAGATTCACGCACCTGTTGTCCGCAGCGTTGACGCTGCGGGCGACATATGAGCTTCCCAAGATAGGTGAAAGCATGCTATACCGCCGTTCTCAACTTATCGGAGTTTGCAGATGGAGAGGTGGAGCGGGGTACGCGGTTTTGAGGACGCATACGAAATAAGTGATGCGGGGCAAATACGCAGTCTGCGAGCGCGGAATCTTTCGCAACGCAGATTTAACGAGATTGACGTAAAAGAAATGCGCAGGTTGTCGGCTGAAGGGGTGAGCGCCAGAAAAATGGCGCCTATATTTGGTGTTAGCGCGACCGTCATCAGCAAAATCTTGCGAGGGGCGGCGTATAAAGATTCTACGCGCACACTTAAGCCAGCGCTTAGACGAGACGGATATTATTTTGTAACGCTGTCCGTAAACAACCAGCATTTTCATAGACCCATTCACAGCATGGTCGCCGAAGCCTTTATAGGCCCGCGCCCAAACGGGTATCACGTTAACCACAAAGACGGCAACAAGACTAATAATACGATGGCCAACCTTGAATACGTGACCCCTAGCGAGAATGCCAGGCATTCTATTGCCGTGCTTGAGAACACTCAAAAATTGACGCCCGATAAGGTAAGGCAAATCCGACACAAAGTTAAATCGGGCGCGTCTCGAAAAGAAATCGCCCGTGAATTTAACATCAGCATTCATATGGTGAACGCCGTCTGGCGAAAAGTGTCGTGGAGCTATATTATTGATTAGCATCAATAATTACCCGCAAAAATTGAATACCGTTGCCGTGTAGCAATAAGCGAATACGGCATGGACATCACATCATCAGGATTATTGATGCGCTTCAGGTTGCGCTTGCTATACATGGCGATGCGCTGCACCTGCGCTGACGGCTCAACGCCAAACTCGGGCGCGATCTCGCAGGCCAGATTATAGCGGAACGCCCGCAAATAGCCAGGCGGGAACGTAAGCGAAGTCGCCAAAGTGGCCGGGTTGGTCAGTTCTTCGACCGAAATGAAGTGCCATTCCAGCTCCCGAAGCGGTTTGGGGTAAACATACATTTCGATATCAGGAAACGTATTGTTGACCCAGATGACCTGTGGATAGGTGCTGGTCACAGTCTTGACGGCGATGCCGTCATACTGCTGCTGGTTGATGAACTTGATGCCGTAGGAGACGTTGGTCTGCGGGTCGCGGAAATAGGTTGCGTCGTCCAGAAGCACCGGACGGTTGCCGACAAAGTCGCCGGTAGGGCCAAGCGTCCGGCTAAGAACGCCTGACGGCCAGTTAAAAACCTGGTCCTGAGTCGAAAATACTGCCAGACGCTCGGTGTTCCACGAGTCGATCATCTGGTTGAGGGCCATCAGTGCGTCTTGCGACGTTTCCGACGAGGGCGTTTCGCCTTCTGCGAGGACGCCCAGAAGTCTCAACGCTCCGTTGATCTGATCGCCCGCTGTCGTCGTCATCTAGCTCAAACCTTTCCCAGCCGTTCTGTTCGTCATAATCGGCTTCGAGATCCATCATAGCAACTTTCACCCCGTGTTTGGGGTGACGAAGATAAATTACAGCCATTTTTCACCTATGGTAAGGGCCAGCCGGCCCGTAGGCCGGCTGTAAGATTAGATCAGGACGCAACCAGTGGGATAGAGAACCACTGGGTAGCGCTGTAGGCCACGAACATGCAGGCCGTTTTAGCCGCCATGCTGTAAGCCGTTCCAGAAGCCACAGCGTTAATGGCGGCGCTATTGCCGTCATTAGCCGAATAGACCTTCAGGGCAGCGTTAGCCGTGTCATCATTTTTTACAATGACGACAAGGCCGGCGACACCAGTCGGAAGCGCTACACCTTTAGTGGCGTCCGCAGCCGTGACCCAATTAAATCCAGCCGACAACGCGGTGCCCGTCGCCTGATTAGTGCCCGCAGCCGCCGGTTTGGCGACAGCGAGAGAAAGCGTGCCTCCACTGATCGCCGCGCCCGTGATGGTCGTGCCACTCACGAGTTCGGGATCAGAAAAGGCAACGCCGATAGCTTTTGTATTAGGCATTGCCTTCTCCTGTGATTAGCCGATGCGGTAGATCGTGAAAGCCGACGTGCCGGTCTTACGGAAACGGAACGTAGCCGAAGCCGGGAACGTAGCCGTAGCGGAATCCGCAACAACAGCGTTGCCGACAATCGTGTTGCCGGAGCCCGCGCCGAACGTCACGTCGTTGCCGTTATCGTCACCAAGATTGATGACAACAACATCGAACGCCGAATTGACTTTCAGGCTCGGGAAAGCCGCGTCGATAAGCGCGCCCGTCGGGAACGTGTAGGTGCCAGCCGATGTGCTACCCGGATCGACCGTAATGATACCGTTAGCTAGATTGTCGACCGTGACCGTGACCGTCGCGCCCGTCAGCGCGCTCGGAGCGGGCTGCGGAGAAATCAACGGTTCGGTAAGCGCACCAGCGCCGACCTGATAGCCGCCCGTGCCCTGCGCAAGCGCCGGCGTCGGGCCAAAGGATTCGAGCGGATAGGACGCGCCCTGCGTAGTGATAGCCATGATTCAGAACTCCTTGATCAGGTGAGAAGAAGGGGCTTACGCCCCTCCTGTTAGCCCCAAAGGCGGACAGCCATCTGCGGACGAATGACGCTGTAGCCATACAGAACGTCAATACGGCAGGGCAGTCGGTCGTTGTTGATGTCATACTGACGAACAACGCGGAGCGAAATGCCGTTGTGGACCTGACGCGAAGCCATATCAACGCCCTGCGGCAGCAGAAGATCGGCCGTCGCAAACGCAATCGCGTCGCGATGATAGATCAGGTTCTGCGGATACTGCGTCGAGGCAGCACCAAGGAACGTAACCGCCGCGCCGGAAGCCGGCAGAGCGTCGACCGTGGCCAGAGCCTGCGAAGCCGAATACATCGCCGGAACAGTGACCGAAGCCGTGGTGGACGCCGTAACGTCAGCCAGAGCTACGAACTGATACAGCGAGCCCGTCGATTCACGGGTCTGCGGGTTAACAGCATAGACATTGGCGATGGTGAACACGTCGCCAGCCTTGATGGTCGTCGTCGTGAGGCCCGTCAGAACAACGGTCGTCGAACCCTCGGTCGTGACCGTGGCGTTGACCGTGACCGTGCCGGCGCGGGAGCCAGTCGTGAACTGCTTGATCGACTGCGACATATTCAGCTCGTCATAGCCGAGAATGCCTTCGCCGAACATGCCGTTCTTGAACTGCTTCGAGATCGCCGACACCGGGTTGAAGAGCCCCTTCATGCCTTCGATCAGCGCGGCGTTCGCAGCCGGGTTGACCGTCGCATAGCGCGGCGACATGACAGCGGCGTTCTCGTTCAGCTTCTGCTGCGCCTGCAACAGAACGAGCGAGGTGGCCGGGGTCGTGCCGGGCGTGCCGACCGAGTTGCCGATGTATTTGAAGCTGTTCGCTACGTCCGC